TTCATCCCCTGTGTCGTCCTCGTTATCCGGCTCAGACAGTGCCTGCCCTGCCGGCTGTTCTGCGAAGCTGATGTCGTATTCCTTCTCCAGCCTCTTCACTTCGGCCTTCTCGATGGCCCGCTGGCGAAGCTTCTTCTGCCAGTCGTTGCCCTGGCGACCGTGCTCGTCGGCGAGCGTCGTCGTGTTGTTCTTGAGCCGCGCCTCCTGGGCCTTCGCTTCCTTCAGCGGATCGACGTGCTCCGTGCCGTCCCAGAACCACGTGTGCGGCACCCGCCCCGACAGCAGTGCCAGGTCGCGCACCAGTGCTTCCCGCAGCCACGCCGACTGGATGCGGTCGACCACCCACTCCTCGCCGTCGTCCTGCTCCACGCGCTTGGCCTTGAAGTATCCCTGGTGATCGAGCCGGCCCGAGGCATAATTGTAGTCCGACGAGTCGCCAGCCGCGATGTTGCGTGGCATCAGCACGCACCGGGCCATCTCGTTGATGATCTCGCGCTTGAACTCCGGGTAAGTCGTCGTCGGCTGCTGAGCCGTCATCTGCCCCAGCTTCCAACCCTCAGGCAGCACCGTGGCCATCCGCCGCTCAAGCTCGATCAGGCTCCACGGCGTCGCGGGCGTCACCGCCGGGTCCTCCGCATCATCGATGGCATCGGCCGGGGCGTCGGTCTGCAGCACGGCCGCGAAGTTAGCAGCCGTCTCCGCCGCCTCGAGCACCGCAATCGTGTACCGCCGCAGGATCGCCGAGAGCGGCAACGCCGGCATTATCTCCGAGATGCCCCGCTGCTGGCCCGGCCGCGTCGACTTGAACCAGTGGATCACGTACTCCGCCGACTGCCAATCGAACGTCAGATCCCCGGTCAGGTCGCCTGGATGGCTGCGGAAGACGCAGTACTCGATGGGGTTGCCGAACACGTCGAACCGGATACCATCGACGTCGGTGGCGGTCATCGCCAGCCAAGGCGACGTCACGCGGTCGCATTCCACGAGCTGCAGGTCGAGCTTGATCGGCGACTCGAGCAGCTTGTTCGTCGTCAGCACCGCGAACACCTCGCCGTCGACCGCCTTCGCGTGCCGCATCGTCCGCAGCTTGGCCGCCAGATGGACCTCCCGTGCCCAGTCGCTGAACAGCTCCTCGATGCGGTCGTTCAGTGCCGCGTCGTCCGTCAACATCTGCAGCCGCGGGCCGGTGCCGATGCAGTCGTTGGCGAGCGTCTGCACCATCCCGTTCAGGTAGCAGTTGTTGGCCACCTCGTAGCGTGCCCGCTCGCGAACCTTCTTCCGCACGTCGAGCGAGTTGGCGGCCGCCGCGCTCAGCGAATCTGCATTCGCCCAGTGACGGCGGTTGTCATCGGTCGTCTGGGCGGCATCGTAACCGCCCCGAATCATCGGCCGCACCATTGGCGGGCCGCTCCGCACGACTTGCAACGCCACGCGCACGGCCGGGGGCGGCGAGACCTGTCCGTGCCCGTCAGTGCGTGTCCGTGCTCGTCCGTGCTTTTTCCGACGTCTCGCCATCAGATGCTTCCTGGTGCCACAATCTTGAGCAGCTTGATGCCAAGGCCCTTCTTGCGGCTGGCCGCCCGCGAGGCCCCGTAGCGATCGGCCGCGATCTGGTCCGGAAGCGGATGCTGCTCGACCGAGCCGCTGTCGCCCGATGCACGCCGCGGGCCAACTGCCGACTCCTCGATTGCCGTCTTGATCTCGTCTGCCATTGTGCTCTCCTGGATCGGGGCGAACAAAAAAACGCGCAGTGGGTGAAGCTCCACTGCGCGTTTTTTGTTCGGTTGAGCCCGGCGGATCAGGCCGGGCGGAAAATCAGGTTTCTATGAGAATTGTATCACGAGGCGAGGGGGCTGTCAATCATGAAGAAGGGAAAACGGAGGGAGGAGAAGGAAAAAGTTCCAGATGTGGAAGTTTTCTCCTTCATTCACCTCTTCAGGCAAGCTTCATACCACCAGAGGATCGGTACGACATCTCCTCCAGTGCGTCGCGCCTAATAGTCTTACGTCCAACAAATGAAAGGCCATTCGCCAGCAAACTACCCAACAAGTCCAGGTTGAGCGAAGCCCTGGCATAGAGGCGCCTTGCGACGAAATAGCAGGTGTATGCGATCCCGAGGAGGACCGCCGTGGGCAGCCAGAATGCTGAGGAGAAAATCATGTAGCTCATCAGGGTCGCCACGGCTCTACCTCGTACGTCCTCGACGAATTTCCTCAAAGCAGGATCGTCCGTCATGAACTTCCTGGCGATCTCTTTTTCAAGCTTCTCGTTCAGATCATTATCCGCCCTGAGCATGGCAGAGAAGGCGATGACAGTAGAAAGCGTCATGTTCTCCGTGAATCGAAGATGGAAATTCAGAAGGTCACGCAGTTCGTGGTAGATTGGTGTATCCAGAGATATGGAGCGGTCAACGAAATAGCTGCGCACCTCGTCCCGCAGATCAAACAGCTGATCGCGACACCGATCCAACAAGGACGGTCTCAACATCTTCTTCCAGATCACCATGGCAAGAAGAATGTTTATTCCAAACAGCAGCGTATTGATCATTGGTCTTCCTTCGGGGTACCTCCGGTGGAGGTCAAGCCACTGGATGGCCGATACGGATCATTCTGCTCGACAATCTTTTGGAGCCTACCCTTTTCGCGGATGGCCCTTCTCTTTCCGCACCTTTCCCAGTACCAGGCGGCACCTGCGCCCGCCCCCAGCAAGTAACCGGTCATGTTGCCGAAGTTAAGCTTTTCAATCAGACCGGCTAACGCCGTAACCAATTTGGGATTCTGGCCTATGAACGGCTTAATGCCTTGGAATATGATGTGCAAGGCAAACAAAATGGCACCTGCAGAAAGCGTCCATTTAATAAGTCCTACCCAGATGCGGAAACGTTCTATTTTTCTGTCATCTTTGGCAAGCTCGAACTCATACTTGTCCAAGGTGCCGATCCCCAAAAACCGAGTCCCAAGGGAACTAATCGGAACAACAAGGGATATTATTCACAGATAAAAGAACGATTCAAGGACCTTTTGATGTTTGCGTCACAGGCAATCGGCGCTCACTTCGGTCCCAATCACGCCGGCTTCTCGTACGTCGTCACCATCCTCCCGCAATTCCGGCACTGCCGCCTGCGCATGATGCTCCCGTCCGGCCGGTGGCGGGTGTAGTAGACGGGGAGGTGCCGGCAGCCGCAGCGAGAGCAGGCAACGCCGCGGGGCTCTTCGACCGGTTCGTCCTGAACCTTCTTCGCCATGTTCACCTCACGCTTTTCCTTCTCGCGCCCGCCGCTGCCATTCGCCGAAATCGACACGCTCACGCTTCTTCCGCTTCGTCGCACCCGTGCCCGGCAGCGTCGCCCCGAGCATCGACGCCGCCACGGCACAGCCCACCAGGCAGTCCAGCCAGTGGTTGTCGGGATGGGCGGGCCGGATCTTCCACTCGTCGACCGTGCGGCCACGTGCGGACACCTGCACGGGGTACTCGGCCGTCAGGTGCTCGGCGAGCAGCTCGTGGGCCTTCGGATCGTCGCCCCACAGCGACAGCCGCCCGGCCTGGCCCGCAGGCACCGACAGCATCGAGTGGATCGTCGATTTCCAGTGGTTGACGTCGATGAGCATGTGCCGCACGCGCCGTGTGCCGTCCTCGACGATCGGCACCCGCCAATGCAGGCCGCTGCGTTCGCCGCGTCGTTTCTGGTACTCGCTGAACGGCTTGTTCGACGCGCTCACCGCGCGGCCGTGCGATGGCATCAGGATGCCGGCAAAGGCGCTCGACCGGCAGAAGTCGTACACCACGCGCGTCGACTTCCCCCAGTTCGCATCGATCAGGCAGCGGTCCACTCGCACCTCGGCCGAGTCCTCGCGCTGGTAGGCGCGGCCGAGCCGCTCGACGGTCAGCTCTGCCAGCGCGGCGTGGATCTGCGCCTCGAGCAGCAGGCCCGGCTTCGCGCGTGCAATCGTCGCCCGGGCGTCTCGCAGCGTGAAGTACCGCCGCCGCTGGTCCGGCCAGGTGCCGTAGTCGACGACGTAGCCGGTGAAGTTCTCCTCCCAGGCACAGAGCAGCCAGAACAGCACCTTCTGCTGCACGTCGATGTACATTGTGAGCCACTGACACCGCTCGGGCACCATGCCCTGCTCGACACCGCTGACCTGCTCGGCGATAGCGTTCGCATCGAGCAGGTCCGGCGCGTTCTCGGCAGCCGCCGGCTCGTTCTGGCATTCGGCCATGAACGCATCGGCGTCGCGAAGCTTCAGGTTCATTGCGTGCTGGATCGCCGACACCTCGTCGGTGTTGTAATTCTGGCGCCAGGCGACCTGTGCTCCGGCGTCCATCTCCGCGCGGTGCTTGCGGTAGAACTTCGTGGCTTCGGCGCCGGTGCCGCCGGCCCGCAGCGAGTTCTGCATCAGATCCGAGTACTCCGCCCAGAGCTGCTCGTTCGTCGGAAAAGCATAAACCATCTTGCGCCGCTCACCCTGCCACTCGGGATGCTTCTCGCGGTCGAGAATCTTGTCGGCGAGATCATCCGGCCTGATGACGGTGCAGGCGAGTAACCCGGCCACCTTCTGCCCGGGTCCCGGCAGGTACAGCACGTCGCTGTTCAGGATGGACAGCCTGTCGCGCGTCTGTTTCGGCGAGCCGGCGGATTCTTTCGTCTGCGGATCGTCGATGAGTACGAGCTGCGGCCGCACGGTCTGGCCATCGGGGCGGGTGCGTTTCTGACCACGGATCCCGGCGCCCTCCATCCCGCTGCACGAAATGACGATGCCGCTGAGCCGACTGCCCTCGATGGTCGGCAGCACGATCTGGTCCGCGTTCCACTCGATACGCGTCGGCTTGCCCTTGTGCTTCTGTCCACGCTGGCGGTTCGTGATGCGTTCGAGCTTGCCGATCGGATAGCACACTTCCGGGAAGTCCTCGCCGAGCGGAACGTTCGTCTCCAGCCAGATCTTGAACTCGTCCATCAGCTTGATAGCCATCGTAGCCGATGCGGCGATCAGGCACACGAACGGCGTGGCGGCCGTCAACGCCGCCCAGAGCACGCCCATTTGACAGAGCGTCGTTTTGCCGGAGCCGCGCGGCATTGCGATGGCGAACAGCCCGCCTTGCCGCACCACGCGCTCGATGCGCTCGAGCACGAGCAGGTGGTCATCCGACCACGGCAGGAAAAATACGTCCGGGAAGTACGTCTCGCAGAACTTCCGCAGCGAGGCCTCGGCGGCTGCTCGGCGCTTGGAATTGGCGATCGGTGGGATCTCGCCGATGTCCTGGGCCGCGGCGACGCGTGCGCGATTCGTCTCCGCCTCGCGACGTTTCGTTTCCTCATAGCTCTGCCGCTCCTCGGGCGGCCGCAGATACTCGAGCGTCAGCCAGGCGGCGTAGCGGAAGAGATCGACGGTCTCGTCGTCGCCGATCTGGTAGCCGGCTCGCTCGCGGTGGCGACGGAGTTGCCGCGTGCTGATGACCGTGCCGCGCGACGTCGAGTTCAGCAACCGCACGAACGCGACCGGCTTGAGATGGCGGGGGTCAAGCATGCTTGCCGTACTCCTGGATCAGAAATGCGGTGTACGCCAACAAACTGATCTTTCCCTTCTTGATCAAACGGCCACGGCGGGCGAGCATCGTGACTTGCTCGGCCGTGATCTCAAGGCCCGATTTCTTCGTCAACAGTTCGGCCAGATCGTTCGGACTGAGGATCCGGTCGATCCCATCGTTTTTCCTCTGCGTCATCACTAAGCTCCTGTATGAGAAAAGCCGTGTACTCGAGCAGATTGATTGTGTCCCCATGCAACAACGAGCCGCGCTCGACGATCCTGCGAACATCGTCCTCCGAAAGGCGCTTCCCCGAAGCCGAGCTGAGCACTATGGCGAGATCACTGGTGCTTATGGCTGTAATTCTAACAGGCTTCGTTGGCATCGCGTATTCACTCCGTCGTCTGCGGCCGAAGAGACACCCCGGGATTGCCGGGGTGTCCCAATGAAGGATGAATGGTCAACTGGCCAATGCGAATCGGCCACGATCGGTCTTGCGGAACCTGCTGGTCTCGCCCTTATCGCGGACCTCGCGAAGGATCGCGGCGTAGAGCGTGCTGGCGGGCGTCTTGCCGGCACGCGGCTGCCAGTACCCGCGTTCAGTTGCCTGCTTGACCATGTCCGGGCAGCTCATCGGTTCGTTGCCGGTATCCTGGAGGACGCGGATCGCGGCGGACACGAGGCCCATCCGCTTGCCGCCAGTCGCACCCGGTTCGCCCGTGTCGCCGCCGGCGGGTGCCGTGGTATCCTTGGCCGCGGCCGGCTCGGCGTCGCCCGTGGGTGCGATCGTGGCCGCCGTGGGGGCCGCATTCTCGTCGGCCGGGGAGGGCTTCGGCTCGCGCTCGACCACCTCGGGTTCGAACATCGCGAGGCCAGGAGCGTCCTGCAAATCGGTCATCTCGTGCGGCAGCAGGCCGGCGCGGCGACTCCTGGTGCGGGCCGGCTTGGCGCCCGTCTGGAACTTCTTCATCAACTGGTCTTCGCCCTTCGTCTTCTTCGCGGTCTTCTTGCCAGTCTTCGTTGCCTTCGTGCTCTTCTTCGACATGGTTCTGATCTCCTCGCCCGCCGGGCCGCGGCCGGCAGGCATCGTGGTTGGCTCCGCGGCAGCCTCAAGAATTATTCCTCAAGCATATCTGCCAAGTAGCAAACCAAGACACCCACGAACTTCAGGGGCACCTTCGTGCCTTGGTCGGCTGTTTTGCCGGCGGCGAGCACTGCCTCTGCCGCAGTACGGATGCGAATACACCGGGCGAGAAGTACCTCATTGCCTTCTTGCTTCTCGGACTCAGTATCCCATCCGGGGAAGATGACTGTCTTTTCGGCGGGCATTTCATCCAGCAAGTCGGCAGCCGAACGCAAGATTTTCATCACCTCGTTGCTATAGTCGCTTTTCTTCATCGCCTTGGTCTCCGTACTCGCCGGGCCGCGGCCGGCGGGTGTTCAGGCTAGCTCCGCGGCAGCCTCCAAAAATCGGTGCTACTTGGTTGTGGTCGTCTGGGCCTGCTGGAACTCGAGGGCGGCGTGGAACACGCGGTCTTTGATCGCGGCGCTCCGGCCGAACCAGGCACGGTCGAGGCGGTTGTCGGGCGTCCGCGTGCGCATCTTGTGGTCATAGTAATACGTGACGGCATTGACCGCCCCGTAGAGCGTGCTCTTCGCGCTTGGCAGCTCTGCCCCCGGGCCGTCGTGGTAGGCGTCCATCAGCCG